CGATCGCGCTGGCGCAGGTGTTCCGGCGCTCGGTCATCGAGCTGTGCGCCGAGTACCCCGAGCACGAGCGCGCCCTGCTGCGGGCGCTGAACCGGGACTCGTTCCACAAGCTCGACCCGGGTGTCAGCGTCGAGGTCGTCAAGTGGAACTCGGCCGACCGGATCGCCATGTACCTGCCGAAGTACGGCAACCTGGCCCTGGTCGACATGCCCAACCCGATGGGCCGGTGCACGTACGTCGCCACGCAGAAGCCTGGCCTGGATAGTGAGATCCGCGGGGCGTTCGACGACCTGATCTGGGTCCAGCTCGCCCTGCACGCGATGCAGACGTACACCCTGTCGGCCGCCGCGCAGGCGGTCGAGGCCCCGATCGCTGTGCCGAACGACGTCGTCGACGTCGAGGTCGGCCCGGGCGCGATCCTCAAGTCGAACACCCCCGAGAAGATCCGACGCGTCCCCCTGGACGTGCCGACGTCGGCGTTCGCCGCGTCGCAGTACCTCGCCCAGGAGATCGAGTACGGCGCGATCATGCCCGAGGCCCTGGGCGGGTCGATCGACGCCTCGGTGGTCACGGGCAAGGGCGTGCAGCAGCTCATGGCTGGCTACAGCCAGCAGATCGCGAACTGCCAGCAGTCGCTCGTCGGGCACTTCGAGCAGGTCATCGAGCTGTGCTTCGCGATGGACGAGAAGTTCTGGCCCGACGAGGACAAGTCGGTCCAGGGGGTCGCCGACGCGACGCCGTACAAGCTGACCTACCGGCCCTCTCGGGACATCGCGGGCGACCACTCGGTCGATGTCCAGTACGGCGGCGTCGCCGGCCTGGACCCGAACCGGGGCCTGGTCTACCTGCTCCAGACCCTCGGCGGCGACATCGTGTCGAAGGACTACGTCCGCCGACACATCCCTTCGGACATCAACCCGAAGGACGAAGAGAACAAGATCACCGTCGAGAAGCTGCGCGGATCCCTCATGGAGGGCATGTCCGCGTGGGTGCAGTCGATCCCGGCGCTAGCGGCGAACGGTCAGGACCCCGCGCCGATCGTCGCCGGGACCCTCACAGCACTGGAGCTGGTGCAGAAGGGGCGCCCGATCGAGGAGGCACTGCGCAAGGTGTTCCCCGAACCGGAGCCCCAGCCCCAGGCCAGCCCTGGCGAGCCGGGTGCACCGGGCGAGGGCGGCCCGTCAGGCTTCGGCCCCGAGGGGCTCCCGTCCGGGCTGACCCCGGGCGTCGCCTCGCGCGGGCCTGGGGCTCGCCCCGACCTGGCGATGTTGTTCGCCGGGACCAACGCCAACGGATCGGCCAATCTCCAGGCCGGCGTGAGCCGGTACCTACCGGCGGGAGGCGGTGCCTGATGTGCGACGAGTGCGACTTCGAGGGGCTCGACGACGAGGAGATCCCGGAAGGGACGAAATGGCCGGCCACAGGGGCTGCGCCCCTGCACTGGACGGACGCGCCACTGATCGTCCTGAGCATCGTCGCCGCCGTGGGCGACTTCATCACGACTGCGGCCGGCAGGGCTGGGCAGGTCTTCCAGGCGCACGCGAACCACGTCGGGCGCCGTCGCGTCATGCAGTCGGAGATGGTCCGAGACATCGAGGCCATCACGGGTGAACACCCCGGGAGGTGATCCATGTCTGAGTCCTGGGGTGGCGCTCGCACGCCGAGCGCACCGGCCGCCGTCTCCGGCCCCGGGGCGCTGTCCGCGAGGACTGACGGCGGGGTTCTGAATCCGGGCGAACCGGAGTACGGGGAGCGGCAGGCGCTGGAGAACCTCCGGTCTGCCGCCCCGGTGGCCGGGGCTGGCGGTGGGCGGGTAAGCGCACCCGCCGCTGCCCCCGTCGATCCGCTCGCCTCGATCGTGGGCTTGGGCGCCCCGTCGACGGACCCGAACACGCCCGTCACCGCTGGCGCGAACGCCGGGGCTGGCCCGGACGCTTCTGTTCTAGGGCTGCCGCAGTCGCCCGGCGACGAGAAGCGGGCCGACGCCCGCGCCCTGGGCCCTGCCGTGCAGGTGCTCATCGCCGCGTCCCAGCAGGGCGACGCGAGCCCATCCTTCCGCCGCTTGGTGCGAGAGGCCCTCTACACCTAGGAGACTTCGTGAGCGTCTACGTCCGCGCCGGGATCGCCCATGAGCAGGGCGCACCTCTCGGCGCGGCGGTGGACACCGCGAAGAACACCACGACGAACGCGCAGGCGGCAGCCGCGGGTCGGCTGTTCGCAGGAGCGAACCTCCAGTTCGCCCCCGCCCAGACCCAGCTCAACGCCTTCGGCCTGCCGGCGACCGACCAGACCCCGCAGGCGCAGCAGCGCGCGTCGCTGTTCGACCCGACGAAGACGGCCCCGACGCCGACGACGGCGTGGGTGCAGCGGTACGTGGGCGACCCGATCATGGCGTTCCTGCGTGCGGCGGGTAAGCCGCTGGAGAAGGTTGGCGACTACTACGAGGCGACGGACCGCCTGACCCGCCGTGGTCAGGACTCGGACGACGCGGCTCGCGAGTTCCTCGGCGCGACGCTGTACAGGATCCCCGGCGTGGGCGCCCTGGACCCGGCGTGGCGCGAGGAGTGGGCGAAGACTCAGGAGGCCGAGGCCTCTGTCGCGCAGACCCTGTGGCTGTCCGTGGCGAACCCGTCGTCCTCGCCGGACCAGGCGTACCGCCTGCTCGACGACCCGCAGGCGCGTGCTCCCCGTCGCGATCCGGAAACCGGCCAGCCCCTGCCTTCGGAGCGCGAGGAGTACTTCGGGTCGGGTCCTGCGAAGTGGGTCACGGGCATCGGTGACGCGGCGTTCTCGATCTTCGCCGACCCGCTCGTGATCGGCGGCAAGGGCATCTCTGTGGCGCGCAAGGCGGCGCAGACGATCAAGGCGTCGGACGTCGCGGCTGCGGCGGGGGAGATGCCGAACCTGACCCGCGGTGCGCGTCGCGTCAACGCGACGGTGAACCGCGTGGTCGACGCCTCGGAGCGTGTGCGGGCTCAGGCCCGCGCCGGTCAGGCTGGCGGGTATGCGGACCTGGCGGACACGAAGTGGTTCCAGCAGACCGCCGACGCGGGTGCGATCCCGTACTTCATGAAGCGGATCGACGACGAGGTCGACGACACGCTGCGCATCTCGATGAAGCGCGACGCGCTGTTCGCGGGCATGGGGGATCGGGGGGCGCTGGCGCGTCTGGAGCAGAAGAACGCCGACCTTGCGTTGGAGCTCCAGAACCTGACCGGCCCGAACCGGGCGACGGCCATCGAGGGCATCTTGTCCCGGCGTGACTACAGCCACCTGGACAACCTGCGGGCGGTGGACGAGGACGCGTGGCTGGACAAGGTCATCGAGTCCCACGCTGAGGAGATCAGGAAGACCCGCGACGCGATCTCCCGGGTGCAGCAGGTCGGCAACCCTGCCGGCCTGACAGGGGAGGCGCTCCAGGCCACATCCGGTGTGGGCGAGCTGTCGCGGTTCGTGGGGGTCAACGGCGGAGGCCGTGACGTCCTGCGGGTGGCGAAGACGATCCACCGTGGTGCTGGCCTGCCGCGCATCCACGTGCTGACCGGTCGGCACATCCCGGGCACGTTCCGGCTGTCCGACCCGGACGCGTTCACGTCCTTCAACGCTTCGCTTGACGAGGCGCGGAACATGTTCCGGAAGGCCCCTCGCGCCCAGGAGGCGCGGAGGATGCTCGACCGCCTGGCCGACGACTTCGCCCTGGCTCACGGTGCCGCCGACCCGGCGGCGTCGCGGGCTACGCGGCGAGCGGTCGTGGACCGGTTCAACCGGGTCATGGAGCAGAACCTGGCGGTGAAGTACGCGCCGGGTGACAAGGTCAAGCAGCAGCAGATCATCTCTCTCGTCCGCGAGATCCGGAACCGCCGCACCGCCGAGATGGTGCACATCAAGGAGCGGTCGTACCGGGCGAAGCGCAGCGACGGCATCGGGTACCACCAGGACAACGCCGACGACGTGTTCACGTGGGACACGCAGGCGCTCAAGGATGACGCGGCGACCCCGTTCGACGCGACGCAGTTCGAGGACCTGGTCAGCCTGCCGTCGTACAAGGCGATCGACCGGCGCCTGAGCGCGATGCTGTCCAAGGAGTCGGGCGGGCTCGCGGGCCTGATCCGGCTCAAGGGCCAGCAGGCGTGGGAGCTGACCGAGGAGGGTATCGGCGCGTTCAACGACCTGTGGAAGTTCGGGGCGCTGTTCCGTCTCGGCTACCCGATCCGCACCCAGGTCGACTCCCAGGCCCGGCTTCTGGCCGAGCTGGGGGCGCTCCGGTATGCGATGTACCTGGGCAAGGCGTCGGCGAACCTGGCCTACAACGCGAAGCGGATCCCGCTGGTTGAGGCTGAGCACGCGGCTCGGGTCGCGCAGGCGCGGATGCGCCTGGAGGCTCTCGACGACCTGGACGAGCTGACGCCGGCCCTGCGGGCGGAGCGTGAGCGTCTGGAGCAGATCGTCGCGTCCCCGGCGCCGAAGGCGCCCGCTGGCCCGACGGTCCGCCGGGGGAAGACCGAGCTGGCTCGGTTCATCGGCAAGGGCGAGGGACGTGGCAACGCGTACCGGTCCACCGCCGAGTTCGAGCGCGAGTCCAAGACGGTCGACGCGCACGACTCGACGCTGGGCCTCCTGGCCGACGCGACCCGTGCGCACCTGGCGGACCTGCGCAAGTCGATGCACGTGCAGACGGTCCCGGGCTCGAACCCGCTGTGGGAGAAGTCGTACCTGGACATGGTCAACAAGCACGTGCGCAACTCGCACCCGCTGACCATGATCCTGGGCGGTGCGGACGACACCGAGGTGGCCCGCTGGTACCGGGAGACCGACGTCGGTCGGGCGCAGTGGGCGGGGTTCAACGGGCGTTACGACGACCCACTGGACCTCGTGCGCACCCAGCGCGAGCAGCTCGACACGCTCCTGCCTGAGGGGGAGATCCGCTCGGCGGTGATGGGCGGGCCGCTCACGGAGAACCAGGTGAAGTACTTCTGGCGCGACCAGGCGTCACGCCCGGGCATTCCGGCAGAGATGCTGGAGGAGGCGGGCGGGAACAAGGCGATCAACGCGGCGAACCGACTCCGGTCTCAGTTCTTCAAGTACGCCTCGGAGATGCCCGAGACGATGATGGCCCGCCACCCGTTCTACGCGGCCCGCAAGCAGGAGTACCTGCGTCGGGCCATCGCGAACGCGGGCGGGGATGCCGATGCGCTGACCCTGGCGCAGTACAACCAGGCCGCCAAGCGTGCCTCGGTCCTCGCACGCAAGGACGTGAGCAAGTACCTGTTCGACACGTCGCAGCGGTCGAACCTCGCCCACTCCCTGCGGTTCCTGTCGCCGTTCTACAGCGCCTGGTCGGACACGATGCGCAAGTGGGCGCTGATCGCAGGGGAGAACCCGCACGTCCTGCCGCTGATCCCGAAGGCGTTCCAGTCGTTCAACTCTGGCCTGGTCGTCGTCGACAACGACGGCAACCGGATCTTGAAGAACGGGGACGTGGTCAACGCCGACGGCGAGGTCATCCGCAAGTCCACGGACTTCACCGAGGGTTACATCCTCATCGGCCTGCCCGAGTGGATCAGTTCGTGGACGACCGGCCGGGCCGGCGCGTCTGACACGGTGAAGATCAGCAAGGGCTCCCTGAACGTGATCTTCCAGGGTGACCCGTTCTGGCTTCCGGGCCCGGGGCCGATGGCCGCCGTGCCTGCCAATGAGATCGCCCTCAAGGCGTTCCCGGAGGCGTGGGACGACCAGAACGCGGGCGGTGCGCTGCTGCGGTACCTGCTGCCCTTCGGTCTCGACCAGGGGCAGCGGACCACGGGCATCGGGGCTGTCGACCGGGCTATCGACCAATCGACGCCGATGTGGGCGCAGAACCTGCGCACGCTGCTGGCGGGTGACTTCTCCGACGACCGGTTCGCCCAGACGTACGCGATGCTCATGGCCGAGGAGGTCAACGCGGAGCGCAACGGTGAGTCTGAGCGCCGGTCGCAGGCCGAGCTGGAGAAGCTGGTCATGAACCGGACCCGCAACTGGTACCTGCTGCGGGTCTTGGGGTCTGAGGCTCCGTTCTCCACGCAGCCGACCGGGCGCCTCGAATACTGGCGCCAGGAGTGGCAGAGGTATCAGCGCCAGTACGGCGGCGAGGCGCGCGACCGGTTCTATGCCGACTACCCGGACTACTTCGAGGCGTCGATCTCCCTGTCTGCGAACGAGGCTGGCATCACCGCGACCGACGAGTCGTGGAACGAGGCCAGCAAGTACATGGACCAGATCAGGGCCAACAAGGAGTACGGGTGGATGTGGGTCGGTGCCGCGAACCTGGCGCCGGGCTTCGACGCCGGGGTCTACACGGCGCAGAAGGACCGGGGTCTGCGCGGCACGAAGGACCCCATCGAGGCGTTCAACGACCTCCAGGTGAACAAGGGCTGGTACGACTATCAGCGCTTGCAGGGCGCCCTCCAGCTCAAGCTCGACGAACGCAAGGGCAACGGGTACTCCGGTTCGATCACGGCGGCGTCGAACGCTGACCTCAAGCAGATCCGCGACGAGGCACTCGCCGAGCTGACCCGGGAGAACCCGCAGTGGGCGTCCGCGTACGAGAAGGGCGGGCAGGGCAAGTCGGCCCTGGAGTTCCTGCGCACCGCCGCCCAGGCCGTGCAGGACAACCCGGAGCTGGGTAACCGGTCTGACTTCAAGACCCTTGGGGAGTACCTGATCGCCCGCCAGGCGATGCAGGCCAAGCTCGCCGAACGATCCGCCGCAGGCGGGTCGGCGTCCCTGGACGCGCAGGCGAACGCGGACCTCAAGGAGATCTGGGACGACTTCATGACCGAGCTCGTGAACAGGGACCTGGGCTTCCAGCAGATGTACAACCGGGGCGGGCTGGACCGCGACGACCTGACGGGAGGGTGACGTGCCGATCGACGACTACCTCGACCGGATCGGCACCACCGCCGGTTCGGGCTCGCAGTCGGCCAGCGTCGAGCCGCGGGTCTTCTGGAAGCAGGGGCCGACCGTCTCGACCGGCAACCAGCGGGTCGTCCGCCCGGGGCAGATCGCACTCAGCGAGACCGCCCCGGGCGGGGTCGTCCGCAAGGACGAGTACAAGTCCCTCTCCGAAGCTCAGGGCGAGTTCTACCGCTGGTCGGAGGACGACCGCCGCAAGTGGGGTCAGCACCTCCTCGCCCTGGGCCTGATCGACGAGGGTGAGGAGAACGACTACAACACCCTGCGCGACATGTGGATGGATGTCGTCTCCGAGGCGGCCAACTTCACCACAGCGGGCAAGCAGCTCGACCCGTGGAAGGTGGCGACGCTGATCGCGGGCGACACCTCGTCGGGAGGTGCGGCCGGTCGGTCGAAGGGATTCACCGGCAGCAAGTCGCAGACGCGCCGGTCGGTCGACTTGACCGATCCGTCCACAGCCAAGGCCTTGGTGAATGACGTCCTGTCGCGTCAGCTCGGGCGCGCCGCTACGGATGCCGAGGTCGAGGAGTTCCGCAACGTCCTGAACGCGGCCGAGCGAGCGAACCCCACGGTCACGTCGAGCACGACGACCTACCAGAACGGCGATGCCGTCTCACAGTCGTCGACGACGTCTGGCGGCCTGGGGTCTGCGGGGGCGCAGCAGGTCGTGGAGGACGCGGTCTCGGTGCTGCCGGAGCGGCAGTCCTACCAGGCCGC